TCTAGTAAAAGAGATAGTAAGGGATTCGCAAGAAAATCTGGAGGCTGGAATCACGCAATGGCCTGGACAGCTTGCGATGATACAGGTAAAGAACCTGCTTTTCTAGTACAAAATAGTTGGGGTAAATTTAATAGTGGAGGACATCCAGAATGGGGTCCAATTCCAGATGGTTCTTTTTTGATCCATGCAGATGTAGCTGCTGGTATGTTAAGACAAAATGGGGCCTACGCTTTTAGCGATTTTAACGGGTTTCCACCGCAAAAACTACCTGATTATGGTTTTGTAGATTATTTATAATTCGCAGGTGTATTAAAACAACATAAACTCTCTAATGTATTCTATGAAAGGATCATCATGGCAGATCGTAAAATATCGGAATTAGCTGAAGCCGCAAGTGTTGCCAGTGGGGATGTAATGATAGTAGTTACAGGGGTAGGTGTAGGTGGCTCTACATTGACAACCAAACAGTTTCCTTTGTCTGGTTTAATGAACAATATTGTTAACATAGAAGAATTAATTACAGCAAATACAGGTATTTTCTTAGTACCATCAACTTCAACTACTACTAAAAATACAATAGAAATCAATACAACTGGTTTAGCGTATACCGATCACACTCATGTAGCAGCACATATTACTGATTTCAATAGTGCAGTAAGTGGTTTGGTAGAACAAAATGTTAAATTTCAGTCTGCTGACTTAGTAGCAGTTGATAGAACGACTGTAGCTAGTACGGACTTAGTTATTCCTTTGGCTGCAAATTCTAAATATTTGTGTGAGTTAGGAACAGTCGTTGTGAATAATGAAACCAATACAACAATTTCTGGATTTGTAGAAATCACAGGAACTACTAGAGTAAATAATCCTACTCAAATGTATGGTACTTGGAATTTTCTAGATACTAATGCTAATACACAAGGAGTAGTTACAAATACTATTAATCCTATTAGTAGATCTGGCGCTTTAACAGACAGTCTAAATTCAACACTTAATAATCAAACTGTCACCTTAGTAAATACCTTTATGGTTGAAACAACTAATAATGAATCAGATACTGCCACTTTTAAATTTGCTCATGATAGTGCAGATTCAGCAACTAATGCTGTATTGAAGAAAGGTAGCTGGTTCAAAGCCGAAAAAGTTATTTAAAGGATAAACTATGGCTGATAGTAAAATAACGCAACTGTCGCTATCGCCATATGCGTTAGACAAAGACCTTATAGTGGTAGTAACAGGACACCTTGAAGAAGGTGCTTTCCCTCGTAATACTAAGATGCCACTTTCTTATATTAGAAGATATGTCGTAAGACTAAATCTTTTAACAAATCCACAGTCAGGTATCAGTACTTTTTATAATAGTGGATTAAATATATTAACTATTAATCATACTCCACTTACTGGTAATTTAATGAGGTATGATTATGCTGACACGCATCCTCATGAACAAACTATTAGTACCACAGGCTTGAATTCTATTGAGGGAAATCTAATTGATGTACAATTTAGTAAAACTTCTGATGCGGCTACAGGTATGCATGGAAGAGATGGAGGGTGGCATGATGGTTTTAATAAAGAAGCAAATTTAGAAGAACCTTTTTATTCTGGAATCATATCTGTAACAGGCTTAAATGCCTATAGCGGTGCTCCCTATGGAAATTTAATGAGGGTTGATTTCGATGTGAATCAGTGGCCTTATAGTGGAGTTTTATCTACCACTGGTCTTAACTCTATTCAAGGAAATCTAGTCGATGTACAATTTGACGCAAGTAGCGAGGCTGCTGCTTGGATGCACAGTAAAAATGGCGGTTGGCTTGATGGATTTAGTAAAACCAATCATCTAGGCAACAAATATCACTCAGGTATTATTTCAATCACTGGTTTGAATGCATATAGCGGGGCTCCCTATGGAAACTTAATGAGAGTAGACTTCGACGTAGACCAATGGCCATACAGTGGAGTCATTTCACAGACAGGTCTTAATGCTATTGTCGGTAATAATATGGACATAGTGTTCAAAGCTACTAGCGAAGCCGCTGTAGGTATGCATGCCAGAGATGGTGGATGGCATGATGAGTTTAATAAAACTAGTAATCTAGGCAATAAATATCATTCAGGTATAATATCTACTACAGGATTGAATGCTTATAGTGGTGCTCCTTACGGAAATCTGATGAGGGTAGATTTCGATGTAGATGAGTGGCCTTATAGCGGAGTAATTTCGCAGACAGGCTTAAACTCCATTATGGGAAATAATATAGATATACAATTCCAATCAACCAGCGAAGCTGCACAATGGATGAACAGCAAAGATGGAGGTTGGCACGATGGATTTAGTAAAACAAATAATTTGGGAAACAAATATCACTCAGGCATTATCTCAATGACAGGTCTTAATGCCTATAGTGGCGCACCCTATGGAAACTTAATGAGAGTTGACTTTGATGTTGACCAATGGCCATACAGTGGAGTTATTTCTCAAACGGGTTTAAACACTATTGTTGGCAATAATATGGATATTGTTTTCCAAGCTACAAGCGAAGCCGCTGTAGGTATGGATGATAGAAGAGGTGCATGGGATAGAAATTTCACCACAAATCGTTTAGGTAATAAATATCACTCAGGTATTGTATCTACTACTGGTTTAAATGTATATGGTGGACATCCATATGGCAACTTAATGAGAGTCGATTTTGATGTTGATCAATGGCCGTATAGTGGTGTCATCTCGCAGACAGGACTTAACGTTATTCAGGGTAATCTAATAGATGTAAGATTTAAATCCAACTCCTTAGCTGCTCAAGGAATGCACAGCAGAAATGGTAATTGGTTAGAAGGTTTTAATAAAAGCACTCACTTAGGCGAAAGATACCATTCTGGTATTATCTCTGTTACTGGTTTAAATGCATATAGTGGGGCACCTTACGGAAACCTTATAAGAGTAGACTTTGATGTTAATCAGTGGCCTTACAGTGGTGTTATATCACAGACAGGTCTTAATGTTGTGCGTGGTAATTTAATTGATGTTCAATTTAATAGTACGTCTGAAGCGGCTACAGCTATGCATAGTAGAAATGCTGGTTGGTTAAATACATTTAATAAAAATAATCATTTAGGTAACAAGTATCATTCTGGTATCATCTCTATTACAGGTGTCAATGCACGAACTGAAAATTTAATCGTTAAAGAATACGAAGATGTATGGCCATATACAGGAGTATATTATAATACTGGATTAAATGCTACGGCTGGTAATCACGTAGAAATTCAATTTTCTACTGATACTGATGCTGATTTTAATTACAAAAATCCTAATGGCACTACTAGATTAGGTCCAAAATATAACAGTGGTATTATTTCTACCACAGGACTTAATGTAGTTCAAACTACTGGTAATCTAATTGAAAATTATGTACAACATGAAGTTTGGCCTCGTCGTAATGTTTTACATACAGTAAAGTTAAATGCTTATCACGGTCATCCGTGGGGCAATAATGTTAGAGTAGATTTAGACAGTCAATGGCCTTATAGTGGTATCATATCACAAACTGGATTAAATGTTATTCGTGGTAATCTTATTGATATTCAATTTGATTCAAGCTCAGAAGCTGCCACCAAAATGAATAATACTAATGGTGCTTGGGACAATGATTTTAGCAAGTCTAACCATTTAGGTAGCCCATATAATTCAGGCATCATTTCTGTAACAGGGCTTAATGTGGGAGATGATGGAAACAGAATAAGTTATACCATAGAAAACGATTGGCCTTATAAATACAATATCGATGCTACTGGACTTAATATTGTTAGAGGTAATACTTTTAGTAATGCTTTAAACGGTATAGGTTATAATATTGAACCAGATGATCATCATCGTTATGATTTATTTTCTTTAGATAAAATTAAACATAATACCAGTACTGAAACTTTTACTCATAATGTTGGTACAGGTACTACTTCTTTAACAACTCAACATTATTTAGATGGTGGAGCTTTTATCAGTTATTGTAATGTAAAACACATGAGACCTTATGATAATTTAACTTTATTAACAGAATTACATTTAAGATTAAATGATGATTGTATAGCTGTAACAGTACCACCAACTGTTGGACTTACTTCTACATCAACTTTAAAAGAAGATGAATTAGCTGCAATAACAACTACAGCAGAAACTTTGGGAGGGATTACAGATTCTGTTAATTCAAACTATGATTTGTGGGAGCCTGACAGAGTTACTATAGAAGCAGATGCTTACCCAATAGAATTTTCAGTCACTATTAGTGGTAATAGTGTTAGTCTTTTAGATGATAATCCTATAACATTTATAACAGCAGACCAAAAGCAAAGTACGAGCTATAATAATGTATACGGCATTTCTCCAATAGTCTATGGTACAGGTGAATTTGTTTTTGAAAAATACAGAACTAGTACCTATAATAATGTATTGCGTTATGATAATCCACATCTAAAAGCAGATAGCACTCAACTTGATACAAATAACACTAGTCCGATAATGCTGACATATGACCCCAGTAGTAATCCCTACACTTTGGGTGCTCAAAAGGCTATGAGTCTTCAAGGTATTGTAACACCTAGTATAAGTTCTTCTACTTATAATATCAATGGGTGTATAGGTATCAAATATAGTATAAAACAAACCAAATATACCAGAAGATATAAAAAAAATCTAGGTCCAGCTACTAGTGAAGCTGATGGACATTCCATAGGAGAGACAGTATATAGATATATAGAAAGCCCACAACGCTCTGCTCAAGTAGCCGTAACAGTTAATAATCCTAGATATATAAAATGTGAAAATATGGAACAGGCACCAACAATTACTGTTACTACACAGCCTACAAATCAAACCGCAGATAATGGGGCTGCAACCTTCACAGCGGCTGCAAGAGTAAATGATTATACTGATCCTCATTACCAATGGCAAGAAGCTCCTGCTGGAACCACAAACTTTACTGATATGGCAGGAAAGAATAGTGCTACTTTAAGTTTAACTAGTATGCAATATCCAGCAGATAATGGCAAGAGATATAGAGTTAAAGTAACTGCTTATGATGGACTTACAACGACCACGAGTAATTATGCTACACTTACTACAGAACCACCTACTCTTACTGTATACAATCAGCCAGATGCCGCACCACTTGCTAGTGATGGAACAGCACAATTCTGTGCATATGCTTCTGCTAATATTAGCGGTACTACAATTGATATTCAATGGCAAGTTAGTACAAATGGAGGAGCAAGTTACTCTGACATTACTGATGAAACATCTAATTGCCTAAATCTCACTGGATTATCATGTCCTAGTGATGATGGTAATCTGTACAGAGCTAAGTTCAGCTCATCAGGATTTGGTACGGTCTACAGTAACGCAGCACAGTTACATTGTATTACTATTACTATCACTGGACATCCTTCTGATCAGACGATTGCTAGAGGAATTGCAAGTTGGAGTGGTTCAGCTACTCAAACCGCTGGTAGTCCATTTACATTATATTATATATGGGAAATTAGTACTAATGGAGGAGCAAGCTACTCACAGGTCAAAGCGGGTACTAGCTTAACTACTATCACTAACGATTCATCTGTTTATGACAGTACTCGCTACTATAGAACTTTAGATTATGCTGGAGAGGATCAATCATTATGGAGACTAAAAGTTAGACTAAATGGATTCGGTAATGATGTAGAAGCTATCAGTAACTCTGCTACTCTCACAGTACAAGAAATTGATATTACAAGTCAGCCTACTGGTAGTCAAATCAATGGTAAGACTATGATAACTCGTAATTACGCACGAAACTACATTCCTACCAATAACGGTGCTGTAACATTATCAGTAACAGCTGTTGCTCGTAACAGTTCAGCTACATTGTATTATCAATGGCAAGAATCTTCTAACGGTTACACTTGGACAGATATGGCTGGAAAAACTAGTTCAACATTATCCCTTACAGGGTTAACACAAAATACTACAGAAAATGAATATAGATGTTTAGTAGATGACGATGCATTAAGTGGTAGTGACAGTACAGGTATGGTAAGAAAAACTAGTTCAGAGGCTAGGGTTACTACTTCTACCTTTATCTCAGCTTCAAACACAAATGTAGATGATAATACGAGCTTTGCTACTGTTGACCGAGATTCAACAAGCACACTTAGTGAAACAATGTTTATCACATTCTGTTATGATCTAACAGATGAAGTTGGTCACAGTGTATCCCTTGATGCACAACCTGATGGAACCGCAACTATCGAATTTGGTCAGCCAACAGCGTTGACTTCAGTTGCTTCATTCTCTGCAACCCATCCTAATCAAGTAACTGACAACAAGACTATCGGAGCATCTAACAGCACAGCATATTCTGCTGGTGATGTTATCAACCTCAAAGTTACTGGTCAAGTCAGTCAATATCTAGCTAGACTTAATATTCCATTACCTTAATTATAGTGTATATAATATTGGAGGTAAACTATGAGATTTTTAGATAAGATTGCATTAAATAGATTAATTGCTATTATTACTAGCTTTATTCTAAGTATTATTAAAATTTTTAGTCCTAATACAGATGTGGTATCTCCTCCTAAAAAGAGAAGACCACTAAGGGACTTACTAGATAAATGGATTAAGTAAACATGATTAAATTTATTTTCGGTACACTACTGATAGGTTCTTTGGTTTTTGCAGCAGCACCTGAATATAGTACGACAGCCGTTGTTACACTTGCTGGTGGTATTGTAAAAGCATCGCAGAAAGATGATGTAGTAGAAAAATATAAACGTAAAGACTGTCCTGTTTGCAAAGGTAAGGGATGGTATTTGAGTGGTGATGGTATCGCCAAAATTAATTGTCAATATTGTGAGCCTTAATTAGAAAGGTAGTTGGTTATATGAGTAAGCCTAATGAAAAATTAGAAAAAATTGCATTAGATATTCTGGGAACGCAGGAGTTGCCAAAAGAAAAATTCGGTAGCGTCATCATGATTATTATGATGGTAGCTATTTTGGTAAACTGTATCCGAGTCATACAAGAATGCAATAAAAATAAACAAGATGAAGATCAGCTTTTGATATACAAACAACATATTAAAGAGATATGTGAATATAGAGGTTGGTTTCCTAAAATGAAATTGCGTAAAATGATTAGACAAGAATTAAAACCCGAAGATTATAGAACATATGGTAGACCATTAGTTCGTGCGATCTTTGATAAAGGAGCCCGTATCACGGATGATGAAGTTTTAACCCTAATGGAGATGACTAAGAAATGATTAGTTTAATAATATGGTGTGTATACGGTATATTTGTCGGTTCTATTGCTAAAGCTATTATACCGGGAGAAGAAAACTTTGGTTTCTTTAAAACCATCGCTCTCGGTGTGGCAGGATCTTATATGGGAGGTGCTGTACTATATTTGTTGGGTTCTTATAATACAGTAGAACCTTCAGGTATTTTTATGGGCGTTGCAGGAGCTTCGCTTAGTATAGTCTTATATAATAAACTAACGGATGGTAAATAAATCAGCAGTTATTCTCTGGTTATATCATACAGATTTAGCAGATGAATTTGTCAAACTATTAAAGCCTCATGAAAAATATGTAGATATATTTCTAGGACTATGTAAAGACCACGACAATCATCGAGTCGAATCTTTATTTAAGGATAATTTCTCTAATGTCTCTGTAGATTATTTAAATAATGGAGGCACAGATATTTTGCCTACTTTAAATCTACTAGAAAAATGTACTGATTATCAATATCTCTTTAAGTTACATTCCAAAAAAAATAATTGGGGTATGAACAGACAAGTCAATTGGAGAGTTCTGCTGTGCAATGATATTCTATATAAAGACAACTTTAAGTGGACAGTAGACAGATTGAGTCAGAATCATATAGGTATAGTAGGTTCTAACTGTATGATCATGAGAAATAATGAATATACTAATGTTAGTAAAATAGCTGAAATAACAGATATTGTTGACCTAGATTATAGCAGACTAAGAATAAAGAGTTTTATTGGTGGTAATATTTTTGCAATAAAAACTAAACTATTATTACCATTTGTTAATCAGCCTAAATTAAAAAGATTATTATCTCAAGAAATTGGCTTGATAAAAGACGACAACGGAGGAACTTACGTGCATAGTATGGAAAGACTTTTTGGGTATATGGCAGAATACAACAACAAAACAATATGTGGAGCACCATGTAAAACCCAAATTATAATTAATCCCAGACTCAAAACACGTAGACTACATCTCATAAAACTTTATAATAATGAGTGCTATATACAAGAGAACCCTGATATCTATGGCTGTATATTGGATGATAACGATAATCATATGGAAATTAGTTGGAAAAATCAAAATCAATCAATAATAAAACTATATAAAAAACTTAGTAACAAATATTTAATAAACTACGATTATGCTTAGTCCAGACGAATTATATAAAGAATACAGTACCAACCCCTGCATTAGTTCTTTACCTACTCCCTTTACACAGATAACTGCGTCAGAATTGTATAATCAGTTAGGTGGCAACGATATGGGTGCAGGAACACCCATGAACCTATTGCGTATAGTTAATTTTCTTAAATTAGTTAAATATCCGTGTGTAGAAAATGCTCCGGGATATAGCGAAATTGTTGGTACAGGTGCTAATAAGTTATCTCCTACGTTTAAATTTTTACAGGCATTAGATATAGAGGCATATAAAGAGCGTCAACCTAGTGTTCAAGCAGGCACTTCATATGCAGTCAGAAATTGTTGTGATTTAAGTAGGGCTTGTTATCATACATCAGCAGGTACAACTGACAAGTGGACTCATCGAATGGCCACAGAATATTTAGAATATTTTGCTCACAGATCATTACCTGACTGTTTATTAATGTGTGGTCCTGACTTAATAAATAAAGTAGCATCTATGTATTATCGAGGACCGGGAGGAAAGGTAGGTGCAGGAGAACCTATTAGTGCTTCTGGTGCTAGTAGTGATGATCCAGGTGGAGACATACTATCTGATTTTGTGGGTGACCCAGGTATGCTTTGTTTTCCTCTTACTTCTGGAGGTAGAGGAGCGCCGGGTGCTCATCATGGATGTTGGACGCCATCTCCTAATATTACAGGAGAAGACCCTAAATGTTATGCTTATGAGCAATGCCCAACAGATCCTAATACCGGAGAAATTACTGATCCTAATCATCCTTGTTGCAAACAGGGTAGTATATATCATATAAATGAATGTCAAAATAGTGGTGCTAGATCTATTGTGGATAGAGATATGGATTTTTCATATTGGCTTAAATCCGATGATGGACGTTTTGATGGAACAATTGCTAATGGTAGATTAGGAGAAATACTTAAACATGTAGGTATACTCCAACGAAAAATATATCATGGATACGCAGATTTTACCAATCAGTGTGATGGTACCGCACCTCCAATTAGTCTTGATGATATATTCTTTTCACATTTTCAGAAAGTTAATGATTTTAATTATAATACAAACTCATCAACTGATACCGATACTGTTGAAATAGAACGGGCTAAAACAATATCTATAATTTTAAAAGCAACAATACAGGCCAGTACAGACAGTATAACTATTAATACTGATACTGATTGGATGATTAAAAGAGTTAAAGATTTGGTATACAATGGTTATGGAGTAATGCTTTTAACTAACACGGGTTTTAGTAACACTAGAGATTCTACAGGAGTCTCTTATCCTGATCGTGTATTTTATCATACATATAATATTATTGGATATGATGATACTAAAATTGATTACCCTGAATGCGTTTATGTATTACAATTACCATTTGGAGAATGGAACAGTGGCGGTCATCCGTCATGGGGTCCACTACCTACAGGTAGTTTTCTAGTCACAGAAAGTCATCTTAAATGTTTAATAAATTATTATCCTACAAGCGATCATTATGCTTGTAGAAGAACAGTATGTATTAATACGGTGACCAATGATTGCACCGATCAGTATGTTGCAGACCAACACAAAGGATGTGGTGCTGATTATGAAGGTAGGTGCAGTCCTTACTATTGTACTAAACAACAACGAGCTTGTGGATTGCTACTTGCTATGTCTTTAAATAATGGTTTTCCAGCACAAAGTCTTAATTACGAACAGTTTTATCCTGTGTCTCATTGGAAAGAACAATTTAAAGAAAAAACTATATACTATAAGGATAGTTAAGATTATGTCATTTAGTAAAAATATACAATTATGTAATATGGATCTGTTGTACCAAGATGTTAGCGCAACCATCCCTGCAAAAATAATAGCAGAAAACGGTCAAGACTATAACTTTTTATTTAATGATCTAACGCGTAAAGCACTAGTAACTTTGAACTTTAGCAATCAATGTATTAATGATGTTGGCAAATTGAATTTTACCATGCCCATGTTTGAGGGCACTATTAATAATCCTGATGGTGGCTCCATTACAATAAATCCAATTGCAGATACCAGTATAGAAGAAATTGCTGTGTCACATCCAAAAGCAAGTTTATCTATAGAGAATGTAGGATCGCATGAAGGCAATTTTAAATTAGGTAAGTTATCAGCGCCAATAAAATCGCAGGTCAATATAAATATGGCTGGTTCTAACGGTCATACAAAGATAACGCAACTGTATGTTTCTGGAGCGACACTTTCGAATATGTCTGGTCAAATTGTAGAATTAGATAAACTTAGAGATACCGGTGGTGTAACACTAAGCAACTGTGAATTATCCAGTTCTGAATTAAGATCTAGTGGTCTTAAATTAACAAATTCATCTGTCATACAAAATTGTAATATAAAATGCCACGTAACTGGTACTAATCTTTCTCTCAACCCTGCAGGTAAAGTGGTTCCTACACTGAGCGTTACAAATTCGGTGATTAAAAACTCAATTATAGACACATATGATTTCTCCTATGTAGGAGGCGGTCAAGTAAAAGGTATTCCTAGAGAACCTTTTGATTTAGCAGTAAAGTTTAAGCAAGACTGTTCGTTACAGGATTTTAAGGCTGTTGAGGGTAGTTTTCATGGAGATCCTGATTTTCTAGTTGTACGGGGAAGGATAAGCGAGATACACGGAGGGCAGCTAATCCATAGCGTAGGAGCAAATCGCGTAGCCATTCTTAGAGCTAGAGGCATAAAATCAAATTTCAGTAGCATAGACTCAATTGATATCGAGGGGAGCAGATTTGATTCATCTGGCACCCTTTTGCCCGCTATGCCAAATAAGACACCTCCTATTCCAGAAAGAATAGTTCCTGCTTATATGAATGGTGGTCCTTTTATTGCTACAGATTTAATAACCACAACAGAACTTTATAGTTCCGTCAGTATATTCACTGATTCTCTACCTAATTATGGTGTTGAAGGTGAACACAATTGGTTTGGATTTTGGAATGTTCTAGGAAGCGTGCGTTCGCATGGTGTGGCTTTAGGTGGTGTTACTAATAGAGGAACAATAACTGCTGATAGGATATATCTACGGGGAGGAACAGCTGTTTCAGGAGCAACTGTATTTAATTTTGGGACTATGAAAATGAGCAGGTTTTCCAATGGTGCGAGCGAGGAATCAGATGGTAATCAAATTTTATTTTTCCCTGGAGCCTCCATACAGTGGGGTGATTATAAATATACCACACCTACAGCAAAACTATGGCCATCTGAATTTAATGTGAATGATCCTATTTATCTAAACTAGATCAAGGAAAATCTATATGAGAATATCTTATACTGTAACAGTTTATAATGAACTAAAAGAATTAAAGACACTACTACCTTTACTAGAGCAGATAAGAACCGATCCTAATGATGAAATAATTATAGTACATACTTTTAGAGAAGAAAAAGAAAAGTTTACAGATATAGATACACAGATTCGGGAATATGCTTATCCTATAGCAGATCAATATGTTCGTTATCATTTTGATAAAAAATTTGCAGATATGAAAAACTTCACAAACAATCTTGCTACAAAAGACTATATTATTAATTTTGATGCTGATGAATTTGCTTCTATTGATACTATTAATAGTTGGAAAGAAGCTATTAATAATAATAATGACCTTTATCATTTACCTCGCGTCAATACTGTAAAAAACTATACTTTAGATGATGTTAAACAATATGGCTGGAATATTAATAATAATGGCTGGATTAACTGGCCAGATTATCAACCTAGAATATATAAGAATAATGGTAAAATTAAATGGGTTGGTAATGTACATGAACAATTAACAGGGTTTGAAAATGCTGCTGCCTTGCCAGCCAACCCTAGATATGCTATAATACATCATAAAGACATAGAAAAACAAAGAACACAGAACACCCTATATGAAACCATACAAAGATGATAGATAATACAAAAACTGATGCTTGTCAAAAAAATGTAAATAGTGTGTTTCGCAGAAGTAATATAATTAATCATTTAATCGATACTAATTCTTTTACTAAATATTTAGAGATTGGTATATTTGATGGATTTACTTTTAAGCAAGTTGTCTGTGATTTAAAACACGGAGTCGACCCAGGATCTGAAGGTCTTAGTATTCCTGAAATAACACACAAGATGACCTCAGATGATTTTTTTGATATATGCGATGAATCATACGATGTTATATTAATTGACGGATTACATGTCTCTGATCAAGTAGTGAAGGATTTTAATAATAGTATTAAACATCTTAATCAAGGTGGATATATCTTATTTCATGATTGTAATCCTGTAGATGAAATCAGTCAGCAAGTACCTAGAGCAAGCATTTGCTGGAATGGTGATGTGTGGAAAGCTTTTCTATTAGTTAAAGAAGCTAATCCTCATGCATTTGTTTACGATACAGATTTTGGAATTGGCATAGTTAAATCTAATGAACCTTTAAAGCCAGTGTCTAAAAAAGGTATCAATATGCCTTGGGAAGTTTTTAGCCAAAATAAAACACAACTACTAGACCTGCAAGAACTAACAGATTTAAAAACAATTAAATGAAACTATCTACGGTATTATTATATTCTACTATAGATCACAGATGGCTGGATGAGTGTCTGTCTTCTGCCTGTGAAGTATCAAATGAAGTTATTGTTGTTACTTGTGATAGATTCTGGAATGGACAACTGGAGAATGAACAATCTGTATTGGATAGTCATAAAATTATTGAGAGTTACAAAAATGCAAAGTTAATTACTACATCGTGGAGTCCAGGTTATCCGACTTTTTTTTGGGAAGCTCAATGTAGAGTTAACGGTATTTTAAATACTAGTCATGATTGTGATTACATACTATTTTTAGATACTGATGAAATTATAGACGTAAATAATTTTACAGAGTGGTTAGAAACCAAAGAGTATGCAAATTATGACTCTATGAAACTTGCTAACTATTGGTATTTTAGAGAAAAGAATTATAGATCTAATACTACAGAAGATAGCATAGTGCTTATAAACAAAGATTTCATTTGCTATGATGGAGCAATGGTTGTGCAAACTTTACCCACCGGCAGAGAACAGTATCATGAACTTATGAATTGTAATAAAAAGCGTATGGTCGTTGGCACTGATGGTAATCCTATGATACATCACTATAGTTGGGTAAGAACAAAAGATGAAATGATACAAAAGGTCAAATCATGGGGTCACAACAAAGACAGAAACTGGATACCTTTAATAGAAGAAGAGTTTAGTAGACCTTTTAATGGCAAGTGTTTTGTTAACGATATGGAATTTGAGGTATTAGATGATGTTTAATATAACAGATATACAAAAAGAAGAAATTAATCTATTAGATTTAGCTCCAGTAATACAGAACTTAGAATCTAGGGGCTATTTTTTATTAGGTCCTGGAAAAGAACACTACTTGTTATTGGCTTATATAAGTACTTTGTATAACCAGACTCTTTTATATGACATAGGTACGTATCGTGGATGTTCTGCTGTTGCTATGTCTTATAATTCTAATAATATAATTAAAAGTTTTGATATAGTAGACGTTAAAACTGTTAAAAATGAACCGTCAAATATTGAATGGATTATTGGTAATTTTATGGAACAGCCAATAGAAGACATTCATAGTTCTCCATTTATCATGTTGGATATAGATCATACCGGCGTAACTGAACAAAAAATATTAGACTTTTTAATTGATAATAATTGGCATGGTAAATTATTACTAGATGATATTAATCTTAATCAAGAAATGAAAAATTTTTGGAATGGCATTAGTCACGAAAAGTATGACCTTACAGATATAGGACATTGGTCTGGGACAGGACTTGTTATTTTATAATGAAGATATTCTATAGAATTAGCGACTCTGGATATGATAAGGTTAAACCTGACTATATTAACAATGAGAACTGTCTGCGTAATTTTTGTCAACATTTTAATTCTGATGATATAGATGTAATAGCAGATAATATTTCTGATGATACTTACAATATGATTTGTAGGTATATTAAAGCAGATAATATCACTAAGGTTAGCATAGGTCATGGTGCTGGTACTTTTAATTTAGCGCTTGATAAAGCATTGCAATTAAATGATAGTGATTATGTGTATTTTGTAGAAAATGATTACTTACATTTGCCTAATAGTTATAATGTTTTAAAAGAAGGATTAGATTTTGGTGTTGCGTATGTAACCTTATACGATCATCCTGATAAATATTTAGACCCTAGTCTTGGAGGTAATCCTTACTGTCAAGGAGGTGCAGAAAATACTAAAGTTTTCTTGACTCATTCTACGCATTGGAAAATCACAAACTCTACCACTATGACTTTTGCTACAAGGGTTGAGTGTCTACGACAGGACGAAGAAGTATTAAGACGTTGGACTAATGGTACACACCCTAATGATTTTAAAATGTTTATTGAATTAAATCAAAAGGGCAGAAATATTCTGTCTTCTATACCTAGTTTTGCTACTCATGGAGAAACAAGATGGTTGTCTCCTTTAGTAAATTGGAGGAAGAGTGTTTAGGTTTGCTTATGATATTAATAAATTTAATTTTAGTGATAAGCTATCTTCTGTTTTTCAAGTAGATAATCTAAATCATATAACCAACGATATATCTGTATTAGACAGATCTCATGATCAACTCACTAAACATCATGAACAATTCTATAAGTGGATGAAACAACCTGAGTTCTTTTCTCTTTATGAGGCTTTTATACAGGAATATGTAAGACCACTATATAATAATAAAATTGTAGTGCAAAGGTATCCGACGTTTAGAATATGTTATCCTAATAATGTAGCTATAGGCGAATATCATAAAGATAAAAATTATAGGGATGCTAATTGGGCACTACAAGTCAAAGAACTAAATTTCTTTTTACCCTTTACAAATGCTTTCGATAGCAATACTATATGGGTAGAGTCACAAGAAGACAAAAAAGATTTTACGGCTATGCATTGCAAATATGGGGAATGTATACGCTGGGATGCTTCTAATTTAACTCATGGGAATATGATTAATCAAACAGGCCAAAGTCGTGTCAGTGTTGACTTTAGGGTTATAGAATATCATAATTATATACCTAGTGAAATAGGATCTATAAATCAGAATATAAAATTTAAGCTAGGAGATTATTACAAATTATATGATTAGTGTTATTGTTCCAACCCTGAATACTCCAGAAGCTCTAGATCTATGCCTACACTCTGCCATAGAGGGACAGAGTCAACTAAATGAGATAGTAGTAGTTATAGATGGGCATTTTGATATTAATAAAAAAGTACTAGAAAAATATTCTGGTCAAATACATTCATTAATTTTAGATAAGAATGTAGGTACTTCCAAGGCAGCAAATTTTGGAATATATACAGCACAATATGATAATATTTTAATTGTAAATGATGATAATGTGTTTCCTAAAGATTGGGATACAATATTGTCAAAAATAGATATAAGCAACGCTGTGGTTGCACCCAATCAAATAGAACCATATAATAGTATATTCCCTCAGTTTCATATACATGATTTGGGAAGAACAATTGAAGATTTTAGTCTAGAAAAATTTTGGGAGTATGAACCAACTTTACGTCAGGACTTAATCGAAGACACAGGATCTACATATCCTATATATATTGATAAATTTAATTTTTTAAGATGTGGAGGCTTTGATAGTGATTATCCCGGTTTACCGGGCATGGTAGCAGATTGGGAGCTTTTTATGAAATGTGAAATGAACGGATTAAAAATGCTTAGAAGTTATCAACTATACTTTTATCATTTTGTTTCCATATCTCATAAAACCCCTGAGAGAATTGCTAAATCACAACAGGACGAAGAAAATTGTCACCTATTTTTCAAACACAAATGGGGTCAGTTTGCACAACATAATCCAGAAAACAATTCTAAGTTATTAACAAGGAAAGAAAATGCCTAAATCAATTTTAGTTACAGGAGCAGCAGGTTTTTTAGGTTCTCATTTTGTAGAAGAACTTTTAGTCAATACAGATTGGAATATTATATGTCTATGTAGATTAACCTACGTGGGTGATTTGGAAAGATTATTAGAAAGCCTACATGTTAGAGAACATGCAGATAGAATTAAATTAATTTATCATGATTTAAAATTTGATATTCCTCCTCACATAGAAGAATCTATTGGTGAGGTTGATTACATTGTACATATTGCTGCTAATAGTCATGTAGATCGTAGTATTATACACCCCAAACAATTCTTTGAAGATAACGTAATGGGTACGGTTAATTTACTAGAATGGTATAGAAGGACTAATCCTAGTGCTTTATTTATCAACTATCTAACCGATGAAGTATTTGGCCCTGCCCCAGATAATTATGACTTTAAAGAAGACGATAGATGGAGACCAAGTAATCCCTATAGTGCAAGTAAAGCTGGACAAGGTGCAGCCGGTATTGCTTACTGGAATACATATAATCTACCAATTATTAGTACCTATACAATGAATTTATATGGGGCTAGACAGCATAAAGAAAAGCTAGTAGCTAAAGCTATTAGTAAAATACATAATGATGAAATCATACCTATCCACGCTAAGATGGATGGAGATAAAGTTTTATATGTAGGACAACGACATTGGTTACATGCTCGTAATGCAGCTAATGCTACGTTATTCTTATTAAAGCATGGTAAGCCGGGAGCCCATTATAATGTTGTTGGAGATACAGAACAACACAATGATGATCTAGTTAAAGCTATTGCTGGACTTATGGGCAAAGAAGCACGATTACAATATGTAGATTGTGATAAAGCTAGACCTGGACATGATAAGAGATATAGTTTAGATGGTTCTAAGCTTAGAAATATGGGATGGCAACAACCTATTGACTTTCAGACTTCTTTACAAACTACAATTGAATGGGTGTTAAATGATCAATCTAAAAAATATAGTTTCTAAATCTTTATTAGCACTGGTAGATACAATAGATGATGGTCGTAGTGTAAATCGTGCTTGGGAATTTGCAAAATATAATAGTGCTTGGATAGAAGAATTCGATACTATTATTTATAGTGTTAATGGAGATAAAGAATGGGTTGATCGTTTTCAGGAAGATATAGATGACATTTTAAGAAAACCAACAGTTGAAGTTCTGTATAGTGAAAATCTAGGTCATACTTTTGGCACTTTCGATAATGATAGAAAAATTTTTGATTATAGCAAAAACAAAGACTATGAATACATTTGGAAACTATCTGATGATGTTCTAGCAGATGAGAGTATTTTTGATGTAGAAATAGATGAATCTAAAGATTTTTTCTATGTAAATAATATTGGCTATGCTGCTTTTGCAGATACAACCAAAAAGCAATTAATAGCAGACATAAAAGATCAATCATACTTTTATCCCCAAACTAACTATTATATCATTAAAAATAAAATTAAAAACTGGTGTCCATCATACGAAGAAACAATTAGTTTAAAGGATCAATTTGAAGAAAAGCAAAAGGACAACCCAACAATAACTCCTTGGGAAGCTATACAAAATTGTGACTGCGAACATATGCTTGCTAAAACCGTTAAAGAAAATAATCTGCAACCATATCATTTGTTGTCGGATATTGAAACCGAAAATATAGTTAATTTTGTTCATCAATATAAAGTTGGTGATGGGAGCCATAAAAATATTCTTTATCAAAATGTTGGTGGTTTATGTCACTATCATGTTGTTAATCATCCTGTTGCGACCATATTGCCTACTCTACAAACCTTTTTAAGTGAAGAAGAACATCTTAAGCAGCAAAGGGAGCGAGTTCAATGATACATTCAACAATGATATCTGACTGTATATGGATTGAGCCCACCAAGTTTCAAGATAAAAGAGGTGTGTTTTCTGAAACCTTTAAAAGCTCATTTCTGCCTCACTTTAAACCTGTTCAAACAAACTATAGCTTTTCTAAAAAGGGCGTGTTACGAGGCGTACACAGGACTCCTTATGCCAAATTAGTCACTTGTGTCAAAGGCAATGTCTATGATGTTTGTGTGGATTTAAGACCAGATAGCCCAACTTATAACAATTATTTTGGGGTGGTTTTACATGAAACCGTACTTAATAGTCTATATATTCCTCCATACTGTGGACATGCTTTTATAGCTATGACAGATTCTGTGCTGGTTTATCAACAGGATCACGAATATGACAAAGCTATGGATGAAGCATATTGTTATAGTGACTATGATATAAACTGGCCAATTCCTCCTACAACCATTTCTGATAAAGATCAAAACTGCTGTGACCGATAATATAAAATTACCCAAAGATTTTAATTGGCAGCATTATCTGGCTGTCAATAAAGATTTGCAAAAAGATGGAGTCACAGATGAAACAGCTGCTATTGAACATTGGCTTAAATTTGGTCATAAAGAAGATAGAGAATACTGTCCCAAAAAAGACACCTTTTCACTAATAGTAGCTTGCAAAAATAGAACAGAGAATTTAGTTAAAACTTTACCGTCTTGGTTATGTATAAATAAAATTACAGAATACATTGTGGTTGATTATGATTCCGATGAACCCATATCAGAAAATCCTTCTTTTAAATCTTGGAAAGACAATGCTCAAATTGAAATTGTTACAGTCACAGGCAAAGATAAATTTAATTTAGGTCAAGCATACAACCTTGCTGCGGATTGTTGTACTAATAATAATATTATTAAAATAGACGCTGATCATGCCTGTAAAGATCCTAGTTTTTTGGACTACTTTACAGAGCCACATTTACAAACTTTCTTTATCCATGCAGATCATAATTTTAGCAATAAAGGACTATCTGGCTTCTGTATGTTTCCAAAATCAAAAAACGTATATTATAGAGAAGATTTAAATGGTTGGGGTTACGATGACTTAGATTTTTATGCTCGTCTTAGACAAAGACCTCATCCGTTTGAAGAAAACACAAAACTCAAGGAAATTATATTCTTTGATATCGAAAAATATATTGAGCATGTAGATCACGAACCTGTTCCAGACAAAGATACTATTCATTACTCCAACAAAATAATATGTTTAATAGATCCATATGTGCAACCTCTAAGACAGGGCTACAAACTAAATGATCAATCTGAAGTCGTGTTTACAAATCAAAAAACTATAGATAAAATATATTGCATTAATCTTGAACATAGAAACGACAGATGGGAATACTGTAGTGGTATACCAAATGTGGAAAGATTTGATGCAATCAAAACCACCGATAATATACAGAAGTATACTGAATATAATTTAGGTTATGATCCTGTAGATCTAGAAGTTGCAATTTATTTTCATGTACACAAAGGTGCATATGGAGCTTATCTAAGCCATTATTTGTTGTGGAAAAAAATAGTAGAAGAAAACATAGATTATGCACTAGTGTTGGAGGATGACGTAGACACAAACTCTGTTAACCATTTGCTAGACTCTAATTTATTGATAGGTAATTACGATCTTATACAATTATCAAAAAGAGTGAGATTTGACAGAGATGACAATCCTGTTTTTGATGGTGCTGAATCTTACATAATATCTAAACAGGGAGCAAATACTTTATTATCACTAACACACTCTCCCTTTCTATTTAGTAAGCTAGGGGTAAAAAAATATAATAATTTAAATTATTTAGATACTAAGCTAGATTTACAACTCCATAAGTATAAATGGTCAGAACAGCCTGCTATCACCTGCCCTGTAGATAAGTTTATGGGGTATGTATGTCAAACTGATTTGCTAGGTTCGTTTTTATATCCGGTAATTGATATTAATAAATCTGTAGCTAGTAATTCAGACATAGGACTGTCAGAAGGTATTAATGCTTGGCACTTTGGTCATGATGCTATTATACATTATTCAAAACTATTAGGAAACATAAATAATGAATAGGATTAATTGGACTTCTTATTTTATGGGTATAGCAAAAGTAGTTGCTCACAGAAGTCATGATATGCACACTCAACATGGCTGTGTTATTACAGATAGAGACAACCATATTTTATCAACAGGGTATAATGGCTTCCCCAGAGGCGTAGATGATAGTGCCCTACCTACACATAGACCAGACAAATATCATTGGATGATCCATGCGGAGCGTAATGCTTTAGCTAATTGTCTTACTAGACCAGAAGATGGTATAGCATACGTTACAGGACAATGTTGTAATGACTGTATAATGGCCTTGTGGCAACACGGAATTACAAAAGTTGTCATGATGGATAGTCACGGAACTAAACTTTTTGATGAGGAAGCACAAAAAATATTTGACATGTTTGTACACCAAACAAAAATAACGGTAGAAAAAGTTAACCCAGACTTTTCTTGGGCAGCAAAAACCTTCGGTGTATAATCTTGTTAAGATAAGTAATTTTTTTCTTTATGGCCTTGCAAACTCTAACCCAATGATTTATCATATGTGTATGACAGAATCAATTCTCTACAGGCCAAAATCATAGAATTTCTAAGGAGCGAATATGTCGGCGTTAAATGAATTACAGAATTATACCTTTGTTAGTAAGTATGCCCGTTGGATAGAAAGCGAAAATCGTAGAGAAACCTGGAAAGAAGCAGTAGATCGTGTTAAAGGAATGATGCATAAGCAATATGCTGATAAAGACGTTTCTGAACAGATTGATTGGGCTTATGACTTAATGCTTAAAAAGAAGGTACTAGGAAGCCAAAGGGCTTTACAATTCGGCGGAGAACCGATTCTCAAACGTCACGCTAAAATATATAACTGTACCAGCTCATATTGCGATCGTTTAAGATTTTTCCAAGAGTGTTTCTGGTTATTATTGTGTGGTAGCGGCACAGGATTTAGTGTTCAAAAGCATCATGTTGCAAAATTGCCTAATCTTTCTATGAACAAAAAAGATAAACGTAAAGGTGTAAAATATAAAATAGAAGATAGTATCGAAGGCTGGGCAGATGCTCTAGGCGTTTTACTAAGTTCCTATTTTAATAAGCCTGCTGAAGAAAAATTTAAAGAATATAAAGATTTGTATATAGTTTTTGATTACAGCAACATTAGAGAAAAGGGTGCTCAGTTATCTTCTGGCGTAGGTAAGGCTCCTGGTTTTGAGCCATTACAAAACGGTTTGGAAAAAATTAGAGAATTATTGGAGACATGTATTGAAAACAAACAAAAAAAATTACGACCTATCGATGCTTATGATATTATTATGCACAGCAGCGATGCTGTACTATCTGGTGGTGTTCGTAGAAGTGCGTCGTTAGCCTTATTCAGTGCAGATGACGAAGAGATGGCCAAAGCTAAAACAGGTAATTGGTATGTAGATAATCCACAAAGAGCGAGAAGTAACAATTCGGCTCTATTGTTAAAAGACGATACTACATATGAACAGTTTTCAGAACTTATGGAATCGGTTAAAGAATTTGGTGAACCGGGCTTCATCTGGAGTGATTCTACCGAAATGACATTTAATCCCTGCGTTGAGGTAGGCATGTGGCCTGTCGATGAAAAAACAGGTAAATCTGGCTGGCAAGGCTGTAATCTTTCTACCATTAATTGTTCTTCTGTTATTGACGAAGAAGACTTTTATGAAAGATGTAAGGCTGCTGCGATTATTGGAACACTACAAGCTGGTTTTACAAACCTAGAATATTTAGGAGATACAACAAATGCTATTTTTGAAAGAGAAGCTTTATTGGGTGTGTCTCTAACTGGGATTATGGAAAAGCATGAATTGGTACTAACTGAAAAAGTATTAAAAAAGGGTGCTAAGATTGCTGTTGATACTAATAAAGAATTAGCCAAAAAAATAAGTATTAACCAAGCAGCAAGAGTTACTTGTCTAAAACCTGAAGGTACTAGTAGTAGTATGTTAGGTACTAGTTCAGGTATCCATCCCCATCATGCAAAAAGATATATTAGACATGTACAGGCTAATATTTTAGAGCCTCCCTATCAATACTTTAAAAGTTATAATCCACAAGCATGTGAAAAATCATCTTGGTCAGCAAATGATACAGACGAGGTTGTTAAATTTCCTATAGAAGTACCTGATGGATCAAAACTCAAGAACCAACTACCAGCGGTAGAAATGTTGGGTGTTGTAAAAGATGCTCAAAAAAACTGGGTTCATTCTGGAAAGAACAGGTCTTTATGTACTCAAGATTTTTTAAGTCATAATGTAAGTAACACGGTTACTGTGCAACCTGACGAATGGGAAGCTGTAACCAAATTTATTTATAATAACAGAAAATTCTTTGCTGGTATTAGTCTTATTCCACAAAGTGGAGATAAAGACTATCCACAAGCTCCCTTTACTACAGTTTATACAAGTAGGGAGATCGTCAAAGAATATGGAGATGCAGCGTTATGGTGTTCTGGATTAATTGAATTAGGCTTAAATGCCTTCGCAAATAATCTATGGTCAGCATGCGATTATATTACTCTTAGCCAAGAAGGAGAAAAAGATTCAGAGGACAAGAAGTTATTCGCATTAAAAATGCATAGATTTGCTAATAAGTATTTTGATGGAGACTTAAAGCGTGTCACTTATTGCATGAAAGATGTTTATAATTGGAAACGATATAGAGATCTCTATGAGAGCTTTACAAAAGTTGATTATACACAACTACTGGAAACTGAGGATAATACCGTAGGGATAGAGGAAATTAGTTGTGCCGGTGGCGCTTGTCTGATTTAATCTTTGTCCTAGCGAGGTAAAACTTTGAGAAAACGAAAAAAAAATTCCAATAAGGGTACTATACATATACAGGGAAATAAACAAAGTGTTGAAAAACCAGAAGATATAACAATTGGATTTAAAAATAGGTTAAAGCCTAGAAGTTTAAATCAACGAGATTATATTAGAACGGTTGCTGAAAACACTATTTCCTTTTGTCAAGGAGTACCCGGTAGCGGTAAAACACATATTGCTGTAGGTATGGCATTAGAATATCTATTAGATGAACAGGTTAAAAAAATCGTTATTACCAGACCCATTGTGGAAGCTGGTGAAAAATTAGGTTTTTTACCCGGTTCAGCAGAAGATAAGCTGCATCCATATTTATTGCCGTTATTTGATGAGATAGACTATTTCTTACAAATGCATCATTTTAAGAAATTAAAATCTCTTAGACAAATTGAGATAGTGCCTTTGGGCTTAATGAGAGGTCGAAGTTTTCATGAATCATTTATTATTGCTGATGAATGCCAAAATGCTTCTTATGATCAGTTAAAAATGCTGCTTACAAGAATTGGTATAGACAGTAAAATGGTCTTAACGGGTGACTTAGATCAATCTGATTTACAAAGTCCAAGACAAGGTGGTTTACAATCTATTATTGAAAGATTACAAGGTGTGGATGGTGTAGGTTTTTCTAGACTAGAAACATCAGATATTGTTCGTAATCCTATTATAGCTGATATTGTTCATAGATTATGATAAATCATGAAGATTGTTTAGTTTTAAATGCTGATTATTCTCCAATCGGTATTATCGGTTGGAGAAAAGCTATGGTATGGTCATTTAGATATACTCACTCAGAATATTCTGGTATAGAAATTATAGATCATTATAAGGACGATATAGTTTTAGGGGCTAATGGCAAGTGCAGAATACCTGCTGTAGTAAGAACTACTAAATATTTTAAATTAATAGGTCAACCTGTAATTTTTTCTCGTAAAAATCTTTTTATTAGAGATGATTATTCGTGTCAATATTGTGGAGCCACACCTGCTATAAGTCAATTAACGTATGATCATGTAATACCAAAATCTAAATGGCCATTTTCCAGAAAATCTGCTACAAGTTGGACTAATATAGTTACAGCATGTTATAAGTGTAATGCTAAAAAAGGTAATAAAACTTTAAGACAAGCCGGTATGAAACTTAAAAATGAACCATATATACCAAAGAAAAGTAAAAAATACTTGCATGTCAACCATCAGCTACTTACTATAAGGAAAGATATTCCAACCGAATGGGAACTTTACGTTAAAGACTTTACAGAATAATGCCAACCTACACATATTTCTGCAAAACTTGCGCGGGGTCTTTTGATCTGGTGTCCAGTATAAGCAGTTACAAAGAAAAACAAAAGTGTCCATCTTGTAACAAAGTGTGTGGTAGAGACTATGATGATATGCTGACACTAAGGAGTTCTGTGGTCAAATCTGATTCGGAACTTAAGACTGTCGGAGATTTAGCAAACAGGAACAGGGATAAATTAACAGCCGATCAGAAGGCAGCATTAGATCACAAGCATACTAAATATCAAGACAATAAACTTAAAGATGAATTAACTAAAGAATTACCTAAAGGGATGTCAAGAATGGCAAAACCCAAGTATAAACCTAAATGGAGATGATATGGCATTTTTCCAACAGCAAGATAATATTTACAAACGAGAAACCAATATAAATGATGAAGACCTTACATCTGTCTTTTATACTTTGTCTGGCCAAGAAGATGATTTGGTAGAAGACAAACCAATCAAATCTGTTGAAAATGATGAGGTGTATGCTAAATTGCTTCAGAAAAAAGATGGAACATATAAACATATGATTAGAACATCTGCTGATGGCAAGCTGTATAATCCAATGTCTATCTACGGTCAAGAAAAAACAAATGATTTTCTAGATAGAATATGTAAGTCTAATGATAAATTTAAAACAGTTAACGAAAAAGCTTTTAACTGGTATATACAATTTTTAAGTACTAAAAATTTAAGCTGGTTTCATAATGCAGAAAGGGAGATTGAATAATGGGTAGAATTAATAGGACACAGAAATATGCTGCTATGTGGTTGCATAGTCAGGGTTGGGCTGTCAGTAAAATTGCTAATGAATTAGAATTGACAGATGCTCAAATAAAAAATGCTGTTAAAAATACTACCAATGATAACGGTATTAAAACCAAGTCTAGCGTAGTTTCTAAAGATCCTAGATCATCTAATTTGATGATTACAGAGAGCAATTCCGGATCTCATAAGGTTTCTGTGATGACTAAGGCAGCTTCAGAACAAAATGATGCTATTACCAAAGCACACAGGGACAAACCTGCTCCAGATAACCCCAATATTTTTAAACCATATGGATAATGATCCGCTTGATTCACTAGACTTATCTAAAGAAGAACTAGAAGTTCTTGAGTCTATAAATATAAAATTTCAAAAAAAACTAGAGCAAACTCAAGAGGATGTTAAAGCAAATCCTGATAAGTATTTTGGTGGTCAGGATGTGCTTAGTGATCATCCTTTAGAGCCACGACATATTACTAATTACGACAGAGAACTATATATATCTCTAAAAATAGAAATGACAGCCTTAGATGAAAATTGTAATTTTCAAGAAATCACTCAAGTAACTGATAATGCATATCACATACCTATACCTTCTGGAGTAGACTATCAGGTAAAAGTTAATGAGTTTGTAAATAAATTTGATCAGGAACTAGGAGATTGCGCAAAAAAAATTAGCATTAGTGAAGATGACGACAAAAAAGAATAGCTACATTTCAAAATACTCCAATGGTAAATCCGTTTCTCCTGCTCAGTATATCACAGAGCTTGTTTGTGAAAGAAAAGCGCAAAAAGACAAGAAGGACTTACATTATAGATTCTGGTTGTCTAAAGAATGGGAAAAGTATTTTAAAAACCAAATAGGTTCTGCTCATAAGCTTCTTAAGACCTATTCAGATAAGGCAATAGTAAAAGCATTGTTAACAGTAAAAGGTAAGAAGATTTACTCGTTGCGAGCACCCCATCTTCCTGATATGATAGAACAGGAACAGAAGAAACTGGATGCCGAAAATAAATCATTTACTAAAGAAGTAGATAGAAAATCAGAAGTTTCATATAGTAAACCAAAAACTAAAAAAGGTATAATTTCCAAGCTAGAGGATTTAGATAATGGCACTTAAAGAAGATATTAAAAAACAATTTGGTGACGAAGTAGTTTTATCAGGTAATTCTATTGTAGATAAAGATCAAATTATTATTCCGGTCAGTCCAGCACTAGACCTTGGATTGGGTGGTGGCATACCAGAGGGTAGCTTTGTAATCTTTACTGGTCAGCCGAAATGTGGCAAAACAACATCATCATTAGACTTCACAGCAACTGCATTAGACAAAAAATATCAAGGAAGCTTAGAAAAACCCCGTCAAGCGTTTTACCTAAATATTGAAGGTAGATTGAAGAAAAGAGACTTACAAGGCATAGCAGGTTTAGATTTAGACAGATTTGAAATTATAGGTTCTCAACAAGGTAAGATTTTACATGGAGAAGAGTATCTAGCAATTGCAGAGCGTATTATTAATGAGATTCCCGGATCTATTATTATTATAGACTCATATTCTGCTTTATGCACTGAGGCAGAAATTACATCCAGTATGGATAAGATGCAACGTGCAGACGGTGCTAAACTATTAGCAAAGTTTTGTCGTAAGGTTGCAAATGTTATTCCCGTTAATAAAAATATTGTCATTGGTATTACACATCTCATGGGCAATCCCACAGGATATGGCAAAGCATTTAAAGAAAAATCTGGTCAAGCAGTAGCTTATCAAACTGATGTGAAGCTATGGGCCGAACAAGTAGAAGCATGGAATGAACCAGCTACAGGACCACAAATTGGTCAAAAGGTCACATGGAAGATAGTAACTTCTGCTCTTGGTCCACCCGGAGGTAAAAGCGTTAGTTATTTACGTTATGGACATGGTATAGATGGTGTGCATGAGTTAACAGAATTATGTGCTGATTTAGGCATTATTAAAAAAGGCGGTGCTTGGTATACTTTAATATCTGTTAAGGATACACCTAAGTTTCAGGGGGCAGCAAAAGTTAGGGATTACTTAACGGCTAATCCTAAAGTTGCAGATCAGTTGCATAAAGAGTTAAAGGAAATGATGGGACTAACAGTATGAGCAGGACTGTTGTTGACCTAGATGGAAGTATGGTCAAGTTAAATCTATCTAGAGGCATTACTCGCGCTTCTGGTAGAAACACTAGATCTAAATACCATATCGCAGCAAGACAACTAATTAAAGAATGTTTTCCTACTCTACAAGTTTGTGAAGAAATTACTATACCTTTAAAAAAGGGACATACGGTTTATTTAGATTTTTTCTTACCACTAAATAATAAATGTATAGAAGTACATGGAGAACAACATTACAAATTTATTCCTCACTTTCATCAAACTATGATGGGATTTGCAAAACACAAACAACGAGATAGAGAAAAACAAGAATGGTGTGAATTAAATGATATTGAATATATTGAGTTACCGTATAATGAAGATATTGAACAGTGGAAGCGGAGAATTTTAAATGACGAATACAGTGAAGACCTCTAAAGAGCAGGTCGAATTTTGGGATAGTGTTTTAGATGACTATGAAAAGGGTATTGGTCTTCCTAACTATTCTAATGATAGTCTACCAGAAGAAGAGTTACAAGAATATTTAACAATGAATAGGAATGTACTTGAAAAATTGGATATAGTACAATGTGCAGAGATTGCATATAGAATTGGACAATACGGTTTCCATGTTCAGAGAACTTTAAATCGTGAACAGGCTCGTATGAATTGGGCTGAAAATGAAATAAAGATTACAATTGCAGATGAAATTAATAACTATAAAGGTTATGGATACATAGAAAAATCTTCTCAAGCTATTAAACACAATGATAAAGCAAACCAATTAAATAAAATTGTGACATTTGCTAAACAACGTATGGATCGTTTAACTTACTTATCTAGTTCATTAAAAAATCTTTCAGACATTTTAATTTCTATACAAAGAGCAAAAGGGATGGTAAAAAATGGGTGAGAACCTTTCGGAAAATCAAATCAAACAAATGATTGATATGTTAAAAAATATGTTACCAGAAGAATCTGATAGCGTCCCAGAACCTAAACAAAATACTGAATCTGAAGGTCCGATTAGGACTAGAGGTAGTAGAAGGCCACAGTTTATAGAGAACAAATTTGATAGTATGGCAGAAAAGAATTTGCATAAAGCAGACATTGAGATTGATAAAAAATTAAATAAGTATGGTCCTACCCCTAGAACCAGAAAATTTAAGACAATCAAAGTCACATGTAGGGTTTGTGGGAAAACAGAAGAGGTTAATCCTGCCGTGCTAACAGATACTCCGGAAAGATACAAATGTAACGCTTGTTCAAGGAGTGCTGGGTAATGGTGCTTTCGGATACAGCAGCAGAAAGAGCAGTATTAGCTGGAGTATGTCAGTACGGAGATGATGCGTATCTTGATATCGCAGATATAGTTCAGGATACTTCTTTTACTGTAGATAGTAATAAGATTATTTTTCAATGCTTAAAAACAATTTTTGAAAGAGACCATAAGGTTTCTGTTGATGTAGCATTGATATTCTCTACTGCTGAAGAGTTAGGTCTTTCTAATGTATTTAATAAAAAGGAAGAGGTACAACATCTTAAGGCTGTCTTAGATTTTCCTGTTAATCTAGATAATGTTCGAAAATTTGCTGCAAAAATTCGTAAGCTAGAAATAGCAAGACTATTAAGAAAACAATTAGACAAAGCTCAGGATAAAATTTTAGATGTCACAGGAACTGAGTCTATCGGTAGTATTCTAGGTATAGCAGAGGATACTGTATTTGATTTTACTAATATGCTTAATGATGTTGATAATAATCCTGTTTCTATTAGTGATGACCTAGACGAATATGTACAAGGTTTAGTAGACAATAAAGTAGATCAAGTGGGCATACCTACAGGTTTTCCAGTATACGATCAAGCTATTGGTGGAGGATTGCGACGAAGTACAGTCAATGTCATTGCTGCTAGACCTAAAACTGGTAAAACATTACTATCTGACAATATGGGTTTTCATATTGCTAACAAGTTACAAATTCCTGTTTTGAATATGGACACAGAAATGACCAAAGAAGACCATATCAATAGAGTTATGGCAATGATGACAGAGATCGAAATTAATGATATTGAAACAGGCAGATTTGCGCAAACACCCAATAAAGACATGAAGGTAAAAGAAGCAGTCAAAGATCTAAAAAACACCAGATTATTCTATAAGTCTATTGCTGGCAAACCATTTGAAGATCAACTATCTATTATGAGAAGATGGCTAATTAAAGAAGTTGGATTGAATGAAGATGGCACTGCTAAAGATTGTGTTATATTTTATGACTATTTAAAATTAATGGATAGTGCTGGAATGAGTCAGGATATGAAAGAATATCAAGTCCTTGGCTTTATGATGACCGCCTTACATAATTTTGCTACAAGATATAAGGTACCTGTAGTTGCTTTTATACAATTAAATAGAGATGGTATTACAAAAGAAAGTACAGATACAGCCTCTGGTTCAGACAGAATTGTTTGGCTGTGTAGTAATTTCAGTATATTTAAACGCAAAACATCTGAAGAAATTGCTGAAGATGGAGCAGATAACGGCAATAGGAAGTTAGTTCCTTTAATTAGTAGGCACGGTGGAGGTCTTGATGATAACGATTATATCAATTGTAATATGAAAGGCTGGTGTGCTAAGATTACTGAGGGTAAAACTAAATTAGAAGTAATGAGTAATAATAAAAATAATAATGATGGATTTATAGTAGAGGATGACAATGCTGATGACCAAGAAATCCCCTTTGAATGATCAAGCAAAACTAAAAGTTTTGTGCGACGACCTTTGTGATAATATAGAAGATCTATTGGAACACTTTGAATTGGACTATAAAGATCATGGTAAAATGATCAGTATGGCATGTCCTATACACGAAGGGGATAATGAGAGTGCTTTAAACCTATATGTTGAAGGAGACTCCTATAGAGGAAATTGGAAATGTAGAACACACGGATGCGAAAAATGTTTTAAGGGATCTATCATAGGTTTTGTTAGAGGTTTATTGTCTAATAGAAAACATCAGTGGAGTGAAGAGGGTGATAAAACCGTAACTTTTAAACAAACTATAGAATTTATTACTTCTTTTTTGAAGAAGGACTTAAAGGATATTAAAGTATCTACAGAGACTAGAAATAAAAATAGATTTACAAACGCTGTTAGTCATATAAAAAATAATGTAAAAGTAGACACGACTAACTGCTTAACCAGAAATCGTATTAGAGGCTTATTAAAAATACCAGCAGAATATTATATTAATAGGGGATTTACTCCAGCGATATTAGATAAGTATGATATAGGTTTATGTGATAATCCTAATAGAGAAATGTCTAACAGAGTTGTTGCACCTATTTATGATCCTGATTATACGTATATGATAGGCTGTTCAGGTAGAAGCATCTTTGAGAAATGTGATAAATGTGGATGTTTTCATGATCCTGATAATGATTGTCCACAAGATCATCAAAAATATTTATATTCTAAATGGAAACATAGTGCTAATTTTAAAAGTCAAAATTCTTTGTATAATTTTTGGTTTGCTCAAAAACATATAAAAGATACAGGTGTTGCTATTTTAGTAGAAAGTCCTGGCAATGTCTGGAAATTAGAAGAAAATAACATACATAATAGTCTAGGTATTTTTGGTGCGGCATTAAGTGACCGTCAAAAGATTATTCTGGACTCATCAGGAGCAATGACTATTATAGTTTTAACCGATAATGATGATGCTGGTAGAAAAGCAGCAGAACAAATTAAAGAAAAATGTCAAAATACATATAGAGTATTTGTCCCGTCTATTACTAAAGCAGATATTGCTGATATGACTTCAGAAGAAATTGATACGGAAATCAAAGATTATATAAGAGGTGTAGTATGATTATATCATTTGCTGGCAGAAAACAATCTGGTAAAACCACATCTGCTGAATTTGTAAAAAATATTTTTGAAAATCGCGGATTGGGCGTAGCTAGAATATATAATTTTGCAGACCCATTAAAACAACTATGTATGGATGTCTTGGGTTTAACTTATTCTCAATGTTATGGTCCAGACGAATCCAAAAACGAACGTGTAGATTGCTATAGACACTATGCCCCTGACAGTAGCGGACAGATGACTGCTAGGGAAGTTATGCAATATGTTGGCACAGACATATTTAGGAAAATGCAACATAATGTTTGGTCAGCAGCTACCATCAGATTAATAGAAAAAGAAAAACCAGACTTAGCAATTATCGCAGACTGCCGATTTCCTAATGAGGTCGAAGCTATTAAAAATAATGATGGTCTAGTTATTAAACTTAATAGAAATCCATACAACTCAACACACGCAAGCGAAGAGTCATTAGACGCTAACAGGTACGATGCTACAAACTTTAATTTGGTTATTGATAATGATGAATTAACTATTGGAAAGCAAAACGAAATTATTCATGACTTTCTAATAGATAAAGGAATTTTACCATTATAGTAACATACATTAGAAGTAGTTCGTATGGTACACATTCCATGTGTCCTATGCAATACTTTATAGAATACAATCTAGGTCATAGGTCACCATCTAATAAAAAAGCAGACAAAGGAACTATTGTCCATAAGGTTTTAGAAATCTTAGCTTTTGTTAAATTAAACATACAAAATAATAATAGATATTTTGAAGATGATATTATAGGTCCAGTAGATATTACAAACTATAATCTAGATCATATGACAGAGCAGGTATATCACTATTATACGTCTCAGTTTACACATCATAAGTGGACGGACAGAGACTATAAAGATTGTCATAAGTGGGTTTATAAAGCTATTGAATATGGCGATGGTATGTTTGACCCTCGAAACAGAGAAATAGTCGAACCTGAACAACACTTTGATATCACAATAGATAAAGAATGGGCTAAATATAGTTATGACACTAAAGAAGGACATTTAGAAGGTCAGCTGTCTATCAAAGGAACAATTGATTTAATTACTAAAGTCAACGATAACACATATGAAGTTATTGATTGGAAAACAGGCAGAAGGTTAGATTGGGCTACAGGTCAAGAAAAAACCCTAAAGAAACTACATGATGATCCGCAGTTGATGTTATATTATTATGCAGTACATAAACTTTATCCTGATATTGAAAATATTATGGTGTCTATTGATTTTATTAATGATGGCGGAATGTTTTCTGTTTGTTTTAGTAAAGATAATTTATACCAAGTAGAAATGATGCTGAAGAGAAAGTTTGAAACTATCAGAGACACTATGAATCCTCCTCTCAATAAGAGTTGGAAATGTACCAAGCTGTGTCATTTTGGTAAAACTACCTTTGAGGATAGTCCATATCTTCCAATCGTTGAATATAGAGAAGGTCAATTAATGAATATGGGAGACACAATGACTAAGTGTGAACAAATAAAACATGATGTAACCATTAAAGGTATGGATAACGTGATTGACGAGTATCAGGCTGAAGGTTATAATATAGGACATTACAAAGCACCGGGAAGTGCGGAATAACTTTGAGATAGGAAAATGAAAAAATATATACCTTTGCATGTACATAGTATGTACAGTTTATTGGATGGTTTATCTAAACCAGAACAAATTGCTGATCGTTGTGAAGAAATAGGCGTTAAGTCTTGTGCTTTAACAGATCATGGCAATATAGCTGGAGCAATTAAATTTTATGGTGCTATGAAAAAGAGGGGCATCAAGCCCATCTTGGGTTGCGAATTATATATTTGCGATAATGATGCGACCATCAAGCATAAAGAAAATCGTACACTTAGTCATTTTTTAATACTAGCCAAAAACTATGATGGTTGGAGAAACCTGATTCGGATAGTATCAGAATCTAATCGTCCGGAGCATTATTATTTTAAGCCCAGACTAGATCTTAAAAGATTGGGTGAAATAATGGATGGTAATATGATCGGAATTTGTGGTCATTTAGGTTCCACTATTGCTAATAAGATTATGGAAAATGATGCTGTCGTTTCTGATTGGGAAAACATAGGTAAAGAGCATATTCGTCAATGTAAAGATATCTTTGGCGAAGAAAACTTTTTTCTAGAAGCACAATTGATGGATAGAGATAATAATGAACCACAAATACACTTAACAGATTGTATTAGAAAGTTATCTAAATTAACAAACACAAAAGTTATATGCACTCCTGACGCACACTACTGTAAGAAAAGTGATGCTGTAGATCAGAGGATACTACTGTGTAATAATTTAAAAACTACATTTACTGAGATCAATCGCAAATTGAGTTTAGACGAAGATGTGCCTATGAAGTGCTTTTTTACATCTGACAATTACCATATTTTATCACAAGAAGAAATTCAAGAACTGCATACTGAAGAAGAAATAGAAAACACCAATTTGGTAGATTCTATGTGCGAAGAATATGATATTCTTAGTAAACCTAATCTTCCTCCTTTTTCATGTCCAAAAGGATATACTGATGCAGAATATCTTAGACAGCTATGCAGGGAAGGATGGAAAGAAAAGATAGCTACAGTGATTCCAGAATCAGAACATCATCTTTATATAGAAAGAATTAAGTATGAACTTGATGTTTTACAAGGGGCGGACTTATCTAGCTACTTCTTAATTGTTCAAGATATAGTTAATCACGTTAGAGATAATAGCTGGCTACCGGGGCCAGGTAGAGGTAGTGCTGCTGGATGTTTGGTGTCTTATCTGATTGGAATTACAGATATAGATCCCATTAAATATAATCTTATGTTTGATAGATTTTATAATGCTGGACGTAATACTGCAGAACATATATCTATGCCTGATATTGATGTAGATGTTCCTATCTATAAAAGAGAGAAAATTATTCAGTATATCAAAGATAAATATGGTGAAAACAAAGTTTCTCAAATGATTACCTTTAATACTATTAAGGGTAGAGGAGCGTTAAAGGATGTGTTAAGAGTTTATGGTAATGTATCTTTTGCTGAGATGAATGAAATTACCAAAAGCATTCCTGATGAAGCACGAATTGCTGATCAATTACAGGAAATGAAAGAAGATACTGGCGAAGCATCGATTATAAGATGGACTTTAGAAAATAGCGGAGACAAACTTAAACAATGGTGTTTTGTAGACGATAAAGGGGAATTACAAGGACCACTTGCCAAACGCTTTGAACAGGCTATAAGATTAGAGGGAGTTAAGTCTAATCAGTCCAAACATGCTGCTGGTATTGCTATTAGTTCTCAAGCACTTAGTGATGTTTGTCCTATGGTATATGATTCGAAAAATAAACAGATGATTGCTGGTATGGAAATGCAAGATTTAGAATCTATCGGTATTATCAAGTTTGACATATTAGGTGTAGCTATGCTTGATAAAATTATGACAATTCGAGATTTACTCAAAGAGGAGACTGTTTAATTATGAAAGAAAAATTTAAGGATGTATCTGTGGGTACTGTTTTTACCCATGAAGGTCAAGAGTATGTAAAAATTGATGATATTAGAGTAACATGTTGTAAAGTCCATAATTGTAAATTGACAAGCAATAGTGCTGTTAAAGGTTTTGTTGTACCCATACACGAAGTAGAAGTTGCAGATAATGATTAATTATAATAAAATTTGTGTATTTGATTTTGAAACAGATGGTGTTAATCCAGAAGTTTGTAGTCCAGTACAATTGGCTGCTGTCATGGTAGACCCTATGAAATTAGAAGTCATACCAAATTCTGAATTTAATGTTCATTTTAAACCAGAAACAATTGCTAAAGATCCAGATTACGAATATACGACAGACGTTGTAGATTTTCATGCAAAAGTAGCAGGATGTTCTAAGGCAGATATTATGGATAAATGGAGATCCTATCCTTCTCAAGAACATTCTTGGAAAATGTTTGTTGACTATTTAGATAAGTATCATACTAGAT